TCAAGGACTTTGTAGATGTAACTAAAGATGTTCAACTAGACTAAATATGAATAGAGAAGAGGTTAAACAAGAGGTACTTAATGTACCTAATTCAAATATACTATTGGAATTACCAACCTCTTTTGGAAAGAGTAAGTGTGGTCTTGATATTATGGCAAGTAAAAACCCTAAGGGAAGGATACTTGTCGTAGTACCAAGACTAGTACTTATAGAGAACTGGAAGGATGAAATAAAGAAGTGGGGATATGAAAAGTATCTCCCACAAGTAGAATTCTCTACCTATGTAAGCTTTCCAAAAAGAGCAGATAACTATGATTTTGTTATATTTGATGAAGCTCAGCATTTATCTGAAAGATGCCAGGAGTCTTTAAGTAACTTTACAATCAAGAACCTGGTGCTATTATCAGCAACTGTAACTAAGACTTTTAGATGTGGTTTGAAATTAGCATTTCCTGATTTGTATTGTTACAAGATTTCCATGAAGGAGGCAATAAGAGAGGATATTCTCCCTGACCCAAAAGTATATTTGATACCTCTTACTCTTGATTGGCAGCATAATAACTATGTTATAGTAAAGAACCCAAAAGGACCTTCTCCAGTTATTAAGGTAGACTATTTAAAGAGGTGGAGTGTACTAAAAGCTAAAAGTAAAAATAGGATAGAAATATCTTGTAGTCAGGCACAATACTCAAGGGATATGGATGCCTTAATAAACTACTGGAAAAGAAGGTCTTTTAGCTCTAATAGTCTGGCAATTAAGAATAAATGGTTACAACTCTGTGGTACAAGACTTAAGTGGTTATCTACAGAAAAGAATACTATTATAGAACAAATACTTAGTAAACTTAATAAAGAGAGAACTTTAACTTTCTGTAATAGTATAGAACAGACTGAAGAGTTGGGTAAATATGCTATAAACAGTAAAGCTAAAAAGGAATCTATTGAAAATTTAAGTAAGTTTAATAAGGGGAGTATTAATCATATTACAGCTTGTGACATGTTAAATGAAGGCATGAACTTAGTAAATTGTAGAGTGGGAATATATGCAAATCTACATAGCTCTGAGATAATAACAAAGCAAAGATTAGGAAGAATTCTTAGGCATGAAAGTCCTATTATTATAATACCTTATTTTGAAGGTACTAGAGATGAGGAACTTGTTAAAAAGATGCTTGAAGATTATAATCCTAAGCTAGTAGAGAAGGTGACTCTTAATAATTTAAAGATATGATTACAATTAGTTTAAATGGGGAAGCAATTAAGCAGAATGGGCTTACTATAGGTGAAGTTCTAGTACTTATAGCTACTCAGAATAAGGTAGACCTAGAGGAATCTAAGCAGAAGCTCATACTTAGTGGTATGCTTACTGCTGAAAGGAATGATTTGTTTCAGGCAATTGGGTGGAAGGCTACTTCAAAGGGAGCAGATGCTCTTAATAATGTTATTATAGATTCAGATAAATCTATTACTACTACTGCTGATAAGCTAGAAAGTCTAGCTGCTGAGTTAAAGAAAGTATTTCCTGCTGGTAAAAAGGAAGGGACTAATTTATACTGGGCAGATGGCATATCTCTTATAGTAAGAAGGCTTAAAATCTTCTTTAAGAAATATGGTACTACTTATGCAGATGAGCAAATACTACAAGCAGCTAAAGAATATGTAGCTTCCTTTAATGGAGATTATAGATTTATGAAGCTGCTTAAGTATTTTATCTTCAAAGAAAAGATGGGAGCTAATAGAGAGATAGAACCTGAATCTGAGTTAATGACTTATATAGAGAATGCAGGTCAGGAAGATTTAAATAGTGGTTGGTTAACGGAAATAAGATGAGTTTAAGAGAAAGAGTAACACAAAATCTCATTGCTAGAAGAAGTAATATTTTAAATGGTGAAATAAATAGTATACCTTCGCCCTTACGTAGGTTTAGAGAAGACTTTGTAGGAGTAGAACAAGCCAAATACTATTTATTAACTTCTGTGACAAAAGGTGGAAAGTCTCAATTTGGTTCATATATGTTTATATATAATCCCTTATTATATGCCTATTATCATAGAAATCAGCTTGATGTAAAGATATTCTATTACCCTCTTGAAGAAACTCCAGAGAATGTTATGGAAAGATTCATGAGCTACCTATTATATACTATGTCTGATGGTAAAGTAAGAATAAGTCCTAGAGACTTAAAGTCAACTGATAATGAAAAACCATTATCAGAAGAAGTACTTGCTATTCTTAATTCCCAGGAATATGTAGATATAATAGACTTCTTTGAAAGTCATATTATCTTTTCTTCAAGTACAAATGCTACAGGTGTTTGGAAAGAATGTAAAAGATATGCAGAAGAAAATGGTACTGTACATACTAAGAAAAAGAAGGTAACAGAAGTAAATGAGTTTACTGGAGAAAAGACAGTTAAAGAGGTTGAAGGATTTGATTATTATGAGGCTAATAATAAGAAGGAATATAAGATAATATTCTATGACCATATAGGTCTTACTTCTATAGAAAGAGGCATGGACTTAAGACAATCTATTAATAAGTTATCAGAGTATTTTGTTATTCTTAGAAATAGATATGGATTTAGTCCAGTAGTTATTCAGCAGCAGGCATTCTTTGAGAATTTGGATGCCTTTAAAATGGATAAACTAAGACCTAGTATAGCTAATCTAGCAGATAGTAAAGCAGTGAGCAGGGATGTAAATATATGTCTATCATTATTCAGTCCTTACAAATATGAACTAAGAGATTATCTTGGTTATGATGTAACTAAGTTTAAAGATAACATAAGATTCCTGGAAGTATTAATTAATAGGGATGGGCAGAGTAATGGTATGATAGGGCTATTCTTTGATGGATGCTGTAATATATTTCATGAGTTACCACCTCCTACTGATAAGGTAGGAATGGATAAATATTATGCCTATCTTAGTACATTAAGAGAAAAATCCAAAGTAACTTTTATGTTATTTGGGTATAAAATAAAAAAGTTCATTAAAGATATACATATATGAAAGCTTTAGTTTTAGCAAAAAGTGGATTTGGTAAATCTACTAGTATTGGAGAAATACCTGAATTAGGTATTATGGGGTTAGACCCCAAAGAAACTTATTTAATAAGTTGTGTAAATAAACCATTACCATTCAAGGGTGCAGGAAGTAAATATAAGATTACTACCCCAACCAAAATCACAGAAGGTAATAGAATTATTACTAATGATTCTAAGGAGGTAGCAAGTATTATTGAGATGCTAGCTAATCCAAAGTCTCCTTATAAGAATATAGTATTGGATGATATGAATTATATCAGTCAAGACTTCTATATGAAGAATGCTCTTAAGGGAGGCTGGGACACACCTAAGCAAATAGGTTATGGAATGGGACTTATCTTTGATGCCATTAACAAGGTACCAGAAGATAAGAATATGATTTGCCTTGCCCACTTTGAGGAGTTTAAGGATAAGAATGGTGACAGTATATCTTATAGATATAAGAGTACTGGTAATATGGTAGACCAATATATTTGTCCTGAAGGAAAATTTGAGGTAGTGATATATGGTAAATCTACCTATGATGAGAAAGAAAAGAAAAGTATCAGGGAGTTTGTAACTAATGATGATGGAGTATATCCAGCTAAGTCTCCTGTAGGTATGTTTCCTATCTATATTCCAAATGATTTGGGTAAAGTGGTAACAATGGCACAAGAGTATTATGGATAAAAAGCAATTCATTGAATATGATAATAAGTTAATGACTACAGGAACTCTAGACAAATTACAGTTATATACTGTAGTAAAGTCATATTGTATTGATAAAGGTATATCTGTAAAAGTAATAGATACCTATTTACCTATACTAATGGCTACTGTATATAAAGGAATCTGTATATCATCAGCTTTTAATTATTATGAAGAAAAGTTTGGTATATGCAAGCTTATTTCTAAAGATTCAAATGGAGAGGTTAAAGTAATAAAAGTATATTAAAATTAATAAAAACATGGTAAAAGAATTTAGTAAATTTGAGATTGCTGCTATTAAAAGAACAGCACAGAATGTTGACAAGTATGTTAGTAACAAGAATAAGTTACTAGCTAAGAAGGCTAAAATTGAGGCTGAACTAGTTGTATTACAAAGTATGATTGAGGGATGGCAGGAGCCTATTAAGAACATGACTGGTGGTTTTACTACTGAGGACTTGGTAGTTAAGAATATTGACAAGAGTGGTGATAACCCTATTACAAAGTATGAACTTAGGTTCCCAGATACTATTATACCTCCAGCAGATGTATTAGACCCTGAAGTACCAGTAGATGATTCTTCAGTAGTATCAATGCCAACTCCTAGTGCAGAGTATTAATTAACAATAAATATAAAGATATTATAATATGAAAAAGAAGACAGCATTTAATTTTATGGCAGTTGCTGCTGGTAGAGAATCTACAGATGGCAGTGCAGTTAAAAGATATATTGGTGTAGCACCAGTATTTGTATTGGCAGTTAACCCAACTATGAAAGAGTTGGGAGTTATATATGGTATAGAACTTGACAAAGCTCCTGTATATGTTGGAGAGATGGAAGTAGGTGAAGATAAACACAAGGTACAGAATGTAAGACTTGATTTTATCACTAAGAGTGATGCAGAGAAGTGTGGTATTGAGTTTATTACAAAGGTAGCTATGTTTGTAAGGAATGAGATTAGGTATAATAATGCTAAAACTAAGTGCCAGGTTATTGACAAGTATGGTAGAACATCTTGGGTAACTTCTGACCAGTTGAGGACTCATGCTATTCCTATTGATAAGAATGGTCATCCTTTGCAGATTGATGCTGACTATAGACCAGCATTTGTTGGTGAGGAGAACCTTACTGAGTTTATTAAGGCTTATCTGAATATTCCTAATCCAATGGCTTATGTAAATGGTAGCTGGGTAGAGAATACTAAGGTAAAACCTAGTGATTGTGAATGTAGACTTGAACATATTGAGGATTATTTCAAGGGAGATTTCTCAGAGATAAAGGATATTACTACATTGCAGCCTAATAACAGGGTTAAAGTTTTGTTTGGTGTAAAGAATAGTGATGATAATAGGCAGTATCAGGCAGCTTATACTGATATGTTCTTGAAGAACAATAATACTGATTATAGTAAGTTGGATAAGAATGTACAGGATAGGAAAGCTAATGGTGGTTATGCAAGTGTTGAGTTTGCAGTAACAGATATAAAGGAATATAATGTAGAGGCTACTACCTTTAATAGTCCATCAACTAATTTACCATTTGAAGCTCCTACTGGAGAAACTCCTTGGGGTAAATAATAATTAATATTCAACTATGGCAATTAGTGCAGGCACAGACTCAGTGAGTCTTGAAGATATATTAAGTAAAACAACAGAAGCTAATATATTAGCATATTATCTTGGTATAACTTCTATTCCCTGTATTATAAACTCTCCACTTAGGAAGGATAAAAGACCTTCGTTTGGTCTTTATTCTCCTAATGGGGATAGAGTTTATTATACTGACCTATCTACTAAGGATAAAGGTGGTATATATGACTTATTATCCCAGCTTTGGAATACAGATTACAGAGGTGTACTGTCTAAAATAAACAAGGATATACCCAAGTTTACCAGTAATACTGAAGTAAGTGCTTATCAGTGTACTGTAAGAAGTGTAAATACTTATAGTCATGATACAGAACTACAATGTAGAGTAAGGGAATGGAGAGAATATGATGTAGTGTATTGGGCATTATATGGTATAAGACTTAAATGGTTACAGTATGCAGAAGTATACCCAATCTCTCATAAGATTATTATAAAAGGTAATCAGAGGTTTGTATTTGGAGCAGATAAATATGCTTATGCCTATGTTGAACATAAAGAGGGTAAGGTAACCCTCAAGATATATCAACCTTTTAATAGGGCTGGTTATAAGTGGAGCAATAAACATGATAGAAGTGTAGTAAGTTTATGGACTAAAGTACCTAGAACTGGAGAAAATATATGTATTTGTTCTAGTCTTAAAGATGCTTTATGTGTATGGGCTAATACAGGTATACCATGTTTAGCTGTGCAAGGGGAAGGTTATAGTATGAGTATTACTGCAATTAATGATTTAAAGCAGAGATATAAGAATATCTTTGTATGTTTTGATAATGATGAAGCTGGCTTACTTGATGGTAAGAAGTTATCAGAAGAAACAGGGTTTATTAATGTAGTATTACCTCAATTTGAAGATGGTAAAGACTGCTCTGACCTATATAAATCTCTTCATGACCCACAAGAATTTAAAGAGATAATGGTTAATTTATTTAAAGAACGTTTATTAAAAATATAAAAACATGGAAGCTAGAAAGATTACAGTAGTGTCTACACAGACACAGAAAAAGTCAGTTATTACTACTAGTGCTGAGACATTAGAAGACCTTAAGAAGGACCTTACTGCCGCAGGTATTTGCTATGATGGCATGACATTTTATGAAGGAACATCAAGGACAGAGCTTATTGATAATAGGGCTATGTTGCCTAAGGAAGTGCCTTATAAAGGTACTACAACCAATGAATTGGTATTTATGCTCACTAATTCAAATAAGAGAATTAAAAGTGGAGCTAAATCAAGGGATGAACTCTACGCAGAAATTCAAAAGGGTGGAGTAGCAAATGATATTAAAATCAGATTTGGTAAAAATTACACACTTTGTACTAATAGGGATTTAGAACTATTCCTATTAGCTAGAGAAAATACACCAAAACCTAAGAAAAAGGTTACTCCTGCAAAAGTTGTAGCTAAAGAGGAAACTCCAGAGCCTAATAAGGAAGTTGCAGAAGTAAAAACAGCAATTAATGTACTTATAAAGGCTCTTTATGCACAAGGTATAGTATCTGCACAGACAGCAGGTGCTGTTTTTCAACTACTGAATAAAGGTACTATATTTAAAGAAGATGGTGGAGTTTCTCCTTATTCTGATGCTGATATAGAGACAATGTTTGACTTTATATCATTATAAGTATTTACTAAGGAGCAGGGATTATTCCTTGCTTCTTATATAATTAATATATATGAATATAGAAGAAGAAATTAAAAGGCAATATGATGAAGGAGTTGCCAAGGTTCATCGGGTATATGACATATTCAAAGACTTCTTTGGAGAAGATAAGGTAGACTTACAAAATATGTATACTCTGCAAGAAGTTAAAGACAGATTGGCTGGAGATAATATAGGAGACTATATATCATGCTTAAAATTGCCTTTTCACGGAAGTAAGGTAAATGAAATAGAGGCTAAAACTTTTAATAGTCTAAATTCTGAAGACCAAGAAAGTATATTAAAAGCAGTTAATATATGTACAGAAGTATGTGCAGGAGATGCAGAAGATGCCCTTTCTATCTTAGTTTGGTTTCCTAGTGTTAGAATTACTAATGAGAATGACAGACATGTAGATATAAAGGACTTATATGCTAAAGTTCATGTAAGTTTTACAGGAACAATGGTATCTACATTCTCTCTTAACAGAGCTACATATACTGTATTACATATGTCTAATAATTATATGCATTCTCATGTAAGTTCTATACCCAGAAATAACTATATCTATTTTCAGCATCCTTGTACAGGAAACGGCCCTATTAATTATACTATGGATAGTCTTACTAGTACTTTTGATGCTGACTTATGGAATTTGTTTTGCTTGGAATTAGCTAAATATGTTACAGTAGAATCATTAGCAGGGGTTCCCTATCACAAGTTAGAAACACTTGGTGTTAGTAATATGCGAGAAATTGATAGTAATAATTTTGAAATTCAGAAAACATTACCGAGAGTTTGGACCTCTTTGCATAATGAAGCAGGAACTCTTGTTACAAGTGGATTATTTAAAGAATTTATGCTTTATGCTATTGCTAGTAATAAGATTGAATATGGTTACTCACAAGGCGGTTATACTCTAGGAATGTCTTACTTTAATTTTGCAATAACAGTCAGTAATTTATTTATTGAATGGTATAATAAGAAGTATAATGAATGTGTAGAGTCTGCCCACCCATTACCTACTTTTAGGGACTTAACGAGCAATGGTACTATATTACCTTGTAAAGTTGGTGGAAAAAAGCTTTACTCTGATTTTTCTAGTGCTCTTGCAAATTCTTTTCTAGAAGATGTGGGTAAACATATGTGTACATTCAAGGGAAAAGATATTAAAATAAATATCTCTGACCTTACAGAATTACCAAAAGATTACTCATATATTCTTCATCCAAGTCTAATAGGATTTTTTGCTTGGAGATTAATGGAAACAATAAATTTTGAATATGGAAACAAAAATAGAGAATATGCCTCAGGCAATAAAGCTACTGAAGGAAGAAGGTACCTTTAATTTAATTATACCTGAAGAGGTAGAAAAGAAAATAAGATACATGTGCCAGAATGTAAGTACCATTGAATGGTCAGGTACATTGTTTTATAAGTTAGAAGGAAAATATGAAGATGGCACACTGGTAATAAGATGTGTTGACTTTTTCCTCATGGATATAGGAAGTTCAGCCTACACAGAGTTTGATATGTCACCAGATGTCATAGGTTATATGACTGAAAACACAGAGTTACTTGACTGTCAGATGGGACTAATCCATAGTCATAATACTATGGCTACTTTCTTTAGTGGTACAGATACTGGTACTTTACTTGAAGAAGGTAAAGATAGGAATCACTTTGTAAGTCTTATTGTCAATAATGCAGGTGTTTATACAGCTGGTATTACTAGACTAGAGCATACTATATCTGAAATAACAGAGAAAGGTACATTTCATACTTTTCAGGATGAAGTAGTAGACTTAGAGGGAGAAACATATACAGAAGAAAATACTGCTGTAATATGGAGAGAGCTTAATATTATTAAGGAAGGTGTAGATGATAGTTTTGAAGTTCTAGATGATAGAATGGCAGAGATTAAAGCAGCTAAAGCTGCTAGACCTGTTTATAATGGTTATACTGGATTTAATCAATATGGTTATAATGCCAATAGTGCAGTTGCTCATGATGAAGAATTTATATGGGGTAAAGATAAATACCCAGAATCATATGAACCTGTTACTAAGGTACCTCCTTATAAAGAGCCTAGTTCAAAGAAAGAAACAATCTTTAATAATTTAAGTGATGAAGTAATTACTAATGCACTTAAGCAACTTATTACTGGTAGTGTCATATTACCTAATAATAGTAAGATTGATTTAAAGCAATGGGCCAGAAATATGGAGACTCTCTTTGATAGAAGGTTTAAGACAATGAAAGATTTTGAGTCTTGGGCAGTCAATTATGTAGACTTCCTAGTATGGGACTTAGATGACCCTAAAGTGCTTAAATCTGAAGATACATGTTTAATTGGTAGTCAGCAAATGCTTGATGCTCTTGGAGAATTACCTTCAAATAAATATATCAGGTTATTTATTACGCTACTTGAAGGTTACTCTTATACAGAATAAATTATGGCAGAAATAGAAAGTTCAGCAACAGAAAGAGCATTGGAAGAAATGGGCGAAAGGCCAACTGTACTCTCAGGACAAGAGGCAATGGATGCAATGGTAAATGCTATTGGGGAGCAGATAACTCTATCACAAGAGGAACTACCTGCTGGAGAAATAACTCTTAGTGCAGATGAAGAAAGGCTATTACAGCAAGTTCTTGAAGATGCTCACCAGGAGATACCAGTTAACTCTGCAACTATTGAAGAGGATGATAGTACATCAAGATTTAGTGGTGCTGTATGGTATAGTGCTATACAAGATAAGGTGATTACTCTTGCAGGTCTTGGTGGAATAGGTTCTTATGTAGGATTTTTACTATCAAGGATGCATCCTAAACACATATACATGTATGATGATGATATAGTTGAAGAGGCTAATATGTCTGGTCAATTATATAGTAGTTTAGATGTAAATGAAAACAAGGTAAATGCTCTTGGAGGAATGATGGGTAATTACTCTGGGTACCATACAACTACTGAATTTAATGATAAATTTGGAGAATATAGTCGAGCTACAGATATAATGATTTGTGGCTTTGATAATATGGAAGCCAGAAAAACCTTCTTTAAGGCATGGAAAGAGCATGTAGGTATGATAACTACTGATGAAGGAAGAAAGAAATGTCTTTTTATTGATGGTAGATTAGCAGCTGAGGAATTCCAGATACTATGTATTACTGGTGATAATGCGGAAGCTATGATAAGATATGAAAGGGACTTCTTATTCTCAGATGCTCAGGCAGATGCTACAATATGTTCTTATAAGCAGACTACATTCTGTGCTAATATGATAGCTAGTTATATGGTAAACAGCTTTGTTAACTTTGTAGCTAATAGCTGTAATCCGCTTATGCCTAGGTCAGTGCCTTTTTATACCTATTATAATGCAGAAACCATGTACCTTAAAATAGAGGAGTAATGAATTTTACAAATAGTTATAGAAGAGAAGTATCACAGTGTTTTAGAGGTATGGATTTAAATAGATATAGAGCTAATATAATCCCAAATCCTTTATTTAGGGGATTCTTAACTGTAGATATCTCTAAAGATTACTTTGAAGTACCTTCTGCTATACGAGTACTTGACCTTATGGATTTCCCAATAGATATTGATAAAGCTTGTATAAAAGTGTTTCCATTATATGTTGGAGAAGATGTACACACGCTTAATACTGGAGATGTCATAATGAGAAAGTTTATGGCAACTACCTATGAGACAAGACTAGTTAAGGTTGAAACTGGTAAAGGAGACATTTACTATGGGGGTAAAGGTATGATATTTGACAGATATTTTAATCCTTTACTTCTTTGTACTTATAAATCTTGCTTTAAAGAACCAGGAGGTCCTATAAGTCGTCACTTACAGTTAGAGACTAAGGTTGTACATATACATCCTTATGTATTTTTAGACCAGACTTCTATTGTACACAAAGCTATTATAAGTAAATTTGTACCATTCCTATTATCTAATACTATTAGAGGTAATTATAGTACAGAAAGTGTAATAGATATAACAGGAATAGAGTCAAAGTTACCTAGTATAGTTATAGATGATATGAGTAGTATATTCAGTAAAAGTGCAGTACCTATACCCTCAGATACATCTGAGAGTGAACGTATTAATAAATTTCTTTTAGAGAATGAGCATCTTATATCAGCAGAATGACAATAGAAGAGTACTTCGGAGATTGGTTAAAGGTCCTTGATAAGAAGTCTTTAATAGAAGTAACTAATAGAGTTATGGCACTAGCTAAGACTAAACCTATATGCCCAGATATATCTAATATATTTAAAGCATTTGAGGTTTGTCCTTACAAAGACCTGAAGATAGTAATGCTGGGACAAGACCCTTATCCTCAAAAGGGAGTAGCCACAGGTATACTATTTGGTAATAAAACAGATGTTAAGGAATTAAGTCCTTCGTTAAATATAATTAAAGAAGCTGCAATTAATTTTGAAGTTCCACATAGTTATATTAACTTTGACCCGACTTTAGAAAGTTGGGCAAAACAAGGAGTGCTTATGATTAACTCTGCTTTAACAGTAGAGATGAATAGGATTGGTTCTCATGTGATGGTATGGAGAACTTTTATCAGTTGTTTATTAAAACAGCTATCACAAAAAGAGCCAGGTCTTATTTATGTTCTATTTGGCAAACAAGCTCAAACATTTGAGCCATACATCAATAAACAGTTTAATACTGTCATTAAAATTGAGCATCCAGCATTCTTTGCAAGGACTCATACTAAGATGCCTTATGAACTATTTACTGATTTATCAAAATTAACTGAGGAAAAGTATGGAGTACCTATACAGTGGTACAATGAATATTAATTTATAAAATATAAAAACAATGGAAAAGTTTTATTTGAAATCTAACAATGAAGAGGTTAAACTTGGTGAAGTACTATATCATCCTGTAATAAGAAGGATACCTTTTGGTGTAGCAATGATGCAGGAAGAAGTTACTCTTGATGAGGAACTACTAGCTAAGTTGCTGAAAAATGGGGCAATATACAAGAAGCCTAGTGAGGATACCATTCTTGATACACCTAAACCAGTAGAAGTTAAAATACATACTGATTTGCAGTACTACTTTGAAAAGATTGCTAAGAAGCAAAATTGGCATACTGAGAAGGTATGTAATATACTTAATGCAGTTAGTACACTTAATCCTATGTCTGCTATGAACATAGTACTTAGGGAGATTGCTATTGAGATTGACCAAAAGTATAGTGACCACATTCAGAATAGTCCTAAGATTTACATCATCTCTGCTCTTAATGGTAAGATAGGTGAGGTAAACAAGGCTCATATTGCTAACTATAGGAACATAGCTGCCTTTAGGAGTATTGAGGATGCTAAGATTGCTTGCAAAATTGTAAGTCCTATTCTTAGAGGTATATTCAAGAATGGAAAAAGCAAATAAGAAGATAAGAAATGCAACTCCTAAAGAGTTCAATGGTATAAAGTTCAAGTCTATATTGGAAGTAATGGTTTATAAAACCTTACTTTCAGTAGGCTTTGAACCTTTGTATGAAAAGAATAAATTTGTAATATGGCAAGGATTATATCCTTCAGTACCATTTTATGATAAGGATGCTACTACTAGGATGTTAAAGCTTAATAAAAAGAAAATCATAGACATTACTTATACCCCAGACTTTACCTTTGAATATAATAAGAGACTTATTATTATAGAGGTAAAAGGTTTTGAGAATGATGTATTTCCTGTGAAGAAGAAATTATTTAGAAAGTCTCTAGAAGAGACTCATCCAGAAGCTTTGTTCTTTGAAATATATACCAAGAAGCAGCTCTTACAGGCTATTGAAATTATAAAGAAATTATGAGTACTACCAGATTAAATATTATTGAGAAACTTATAGTTGCTCTTCCTAAAAAGGACGTGGAACTAGGATATAAATTTCTTAAAGAAAGGGACTTTGAATCTTTACAATCTTTAGTAGATTCAGCTTCAATAAAAGTAAGGAAAAGTCGTAATACTGACAATCCTAAGGAAGAGTACAAGGACATTAATTTAGAAACTCTTGATACACTTAAAGCAGAGATAGATTCCTATTGTATGCTATTAGGTATAGGAGAGCCAGATGATGACTTTGTAGATAACATAGATTATATTAATGGATAAAAAATCACTTAAAGACATTAGCTGGGATGTAGATGAAGCTACTTATAGGGCAGATTCTGCTCTTAGCTATAGTACATTAGCCAGATATGAAAGAGAGGGGTTTAATGGCTTACCACATTTATTTGATAAGCTTGATACCTCTTCTCTTACATTTGGAAGTGCTGTAGATAGTATTATAACTGGGGGTCTGGAAGAGTTTAATAGCAGGTTCATGACAGCAGAGTTTCCACCATTACCAGATTCAATAGTTAAAGTAGTAAAGATACTATTTGACAAATATGGTAGTACTAATAGGACTTTGAGTAGTATATCAGAGGATAGTATACTAGAGATAGTAGAACTCACTAACTATCAAAGTAAGTGGAGACCTATAACCAGGATTAATAATATTAAGGAAAAGGGCACAGAGTATTATAACTTGCTATTTATAGCAGGAGATAAAACTATATTAGATAGTGCTACCTATAATAATGTTATGAATGCTGTAAATGCACTTAAGACAAATGATGCTACTAAGTTTTACTTTGCTAATGATAATCCTTTTGATAAGGATATTGAAAGGTTATATCAGCTTAAGTTCAAAGGTACATTTAATGGGATTAACTATAGAAATATGGCTGACCTTATTATAGTAGACCATAAGAACAAAGTAGTTATACCATGTGACCTTAAGACTAGTAGCCATAAGGAGTGGGACTTTTATAAGTCTTTTGTTGAGTGGAAGTATGATATACAGGCTAGACTATACTGGGCTATTATAAGACAGAATATGGACAATGACCCTTACTTTAAGGACTTTAAACTCCTTAATTATAGGTTCATAGTAGTAAACTGGAGAACATTATGTCCATTAGTATGGGATTATACCTATACTACTCATCTCAATGAAGACCTAGTATTTGGAACTAAAGATGACATTATCTTTAGGAGTCCTCTTAAGATAGGTGAAGAATTAGACTATTATCTATCTTCAAGTCCCTCAGTGCCTAAAGGAATAAATGCAAGGGAAAGTAATAATATAGTAGAATGGTTAAATAAGTAATAATATGCAAGTAATAAAAAGAGATGGCAGTAAAGAGAACTTTAATATAGAGAAGATTGAGTCAGCTATAGCTGCTGCTTTTCTGGCAACTAATGAAGTAATACCTACTGGATTTATGAAGAGACTCAGAGGTGTCTTTGACAATATATCTGAGGAAAATATAGGCATTGAACAGATACAGGATACTATAGAGGATGTTTTACTATCAAGTAAATGCCATAAGGTATCCAGAGCCTTTATTGTGTATAGGGAAAAGCATAAAGAACTTAGATTTATAAAGGATAGGGCTGAGTATATAGAAAGGTATTCTACTAGTGCAGAAAATGCAGCTACTATGTCTGAAGTAGATGGTAATGCTAATGTACAAAATAAGAATGTTGCTACTCTTGAGGCTGAATTGTATAAACCTACAAATGTAGAAGTAAGCAGATATAGAGTTACTAAGAAGTTGAAAGAAATTAATAGTCCATATGCTGACCAATATATAAAAGACCTTGAGAGTCATTGGATATATAAGCATGATGAATCATCTGCTCCTGCAATAAAACCTTATTGTGTAGCAGCTAATATGTTCCCATTCTTGCAAAGAGGTACATCAACTTTAGATAAACTAAATACAAGTGCACCCAAGAATATAACTTCTTTTAGTGGACAATTTGTTAATCTAGTTTTCTTATTAAGTTCCCAATTTCAAGGAGCAGTAGCTTTTGGTGAATTCTTTAATGTATTTACCTACTACTGTGTAAAAGAATATGGTCCTAACTTTATGGATAGGATTGATATTCAAGTATTGGATACTGGTGTTAGAAAGAAGACTACTGGAGACTTAATAGACCAAGCTTTTCAAAATATAGTTTATACTATTAATCAACCTATGGGTAATAGGTCTTATCAAAGTCCTTTTACTAATGTAAGTTACTTTGATAGAAACTATTGGGAAGCTATGTTTGGAGACTTTGTATTCCCAGATGGAAGTAAAGTATCTTATGACCAAGTGAATTTCATTCAGAAGAGGTTCATGAAGTGGTTTAATGCTGAAAGAAAGAAGACACTATTAACTTTTCCTGTTGAGACAGTAGCTATGTTACATGATGGTAATGATATACTTGATAAAGAGTGGAAGGACTTTGTTGCTGAAATGTATGCAGAAGGTCACTCTTTCTTTA